CATATATCCCCCAACTCCATTAAATTTAAATTTGTGAGAATTTATGAGCTTCTCCACGTCTCCGACACGGCGGGTGAAGCCCGTTGTTTACAAAAAGACTTTTTCTTTTTCCTACTGCTTTGCTTCCTTCCCCATTCCTTCCTTTTTCTTCTCTTGGTTCAAATGCTGAACGAAATGAGGGAAGAAAATTCACAGTAGTTTTCTTTTGTCTCTTGTTTCTTTTTCTAATTCTCTTTAATCAAGCCAGGAAAGCTCATATTTATTCTTCTATATTATTTAATGCCAAGGCGACTTTTACTTTGCCAAACACAGGGTCTTGCATGGAATGAATCAGCTCGTCATTCAATCCTGCTGCTCTCATTGCCTTGCATACCTTGGTCAGCGTGTCAAGTTCTGCCTTGTTTTTAACTCCTGTTCCACCCGTACCAGGCCGTGTCTTTGGTTTGATCACAAACTCATTTGCTCGTGTTTGAGCATTTACAGAGTCTTTAGTCAAGCTCACTGCAATCATTTCCCCTTCGGCATTCTTTTTTGCTGCTGGTCTTATTGCTGCTCTAAGACCAATTATTGTATCCGCTAATCCTGCATGCAAAAGTGCATGGATAATCTCATATTCCTTTGCCCAGTCCAATAATTCCTTTTCGTTCTCAAGCTTTCCTGCCGCTGCTTTCAACCAATTTGGCAATTCAAAGCTCTTGTCTTCTCCATTATGATTTACTTCAATTTTTCCTGTTTCGATAATTTCATATATTGATTGTGCCATGATAGAACTCCTTTAAGTTATAAAGTTTTTCTTTCCTGGCTTAATCAAAGAGAATTAAATCAGTTTCTAATGTTTCACATGAAACACAATCAACCTTCCAGCATATAACCCTTTGTTTGTTTTGTTGTGCTGGTCACTCCGCAGGCCTTCCCTTTCCCGTTTAAACTTAACCTTTTTATGCGTGTATCCTGTTTCGCAGGCATCCCGGCATCCGGTTAAGAAACTTTAAGTCTGTTTCTTCCTGAGTCGTTACAAGTTGTCAGTGATCAGTATCCTCTTTTCTTACCCTCTTTCGTTCGACTTCATTAATCTATAATGCAATGCACGTGCCAGAACTTCTCTTCCTTCTGTTTATTTTGTAAGTCCTTGATATCATTACCTTATTTCTTTTGCGTCCTTCATGCCAGACTAATAAGGACAAGTTTGTTTTCATCCTTTCCGTCAGTATTTTGACACCGACTGTCAAACTTTTGACACAACAACCTGTTTCCTCAATGATATCAACTACTTACAATTGTCAATCTTTTGACAGTATCTTAACCCATTGATATCATTGACTTATCTTACTGTGTCCAATGGTCTAACCATTCAAGTCTTTTCTTATGTTCGGTCTTATCCTATGTCCTATCTTACCTATTCATGGTTTCACATGAAACCATATCCGGATCCTTGACTCTTCCCTATTCTTTTCTCTTTATTTCTTTCAAGCAGACAAGACTATCCCTTGTGTAGGAATCCGATGGGGATACTATGAAAAAATTCCCCCCTACCCTTAGCGATGCAGTTTTTTTAATTTAAATAATAAGTGCCGGCTTTAAGAAAAGAAAGTATCTTCTCTACATCCCCAACTTATGGAAGAAACCAGAAATATGGTCGTTCATCTGCAGAACAAAATGGGAGGGCATAGGAAGATAGAAGAAAGAAAAGGAAATAGAGGGAGTAATTTTTTATTAAAAATTCAAAATCTATTTACCGTACTTTACCGCACAAAATAATCCCTTGACAATCGCCAACATCCATGCTACCGTGATCCTATATAATACTCTATTTTTAATTTTACCCAACCTTTATTAAGGCTTTCTTATGCTAAAACAACTCAAGTCCCATCACAAAGAAATAGCCAGACTGAAAGTCCTTGGATATACTCCAGCAGAAATAGCCGAGAAAACAAAAACTAATCTACAGACCGTCTATGCAAACTTGCGTGATCCAATTTGTCAAGGTTTTATGGATGGATTGAGTGACAAGTTGGACAAAGAAGTCATCTCAGTTCGCAAGAGATTGATTGATATGAACTCCGCTGCTTTGAGTGTGATGGAAGATATTATGAAAAAAGATTCCAAAGCTCCGTTCTCAGTTCAATTCGCCGCTGCAAAAGACAATCTTGATCGCACAGGATATAAGGTGGAGGAAAAAGTCACTCATGAGGTTTCCTTCCTAACCGCACAGGATTTAGAAGATTTGAACAAATCTGCATCTGATGTTGACATCTCCTATATGGAGGAAGTATAATGGATTTGAATATGACTATGGGCATGGGCATGGCTGGTGGAGGAGGATTTACAGACCCAGTAATGACCACAGCCCTGACAACACCTGCAAACTCTCAGTCCAGTGTGATTTTTAACGCAGACGGAACTGAGGTTGTTGGGGCGGAGCTTCAGACGAATCCGGGATTGACTGGAACAACTGGAACCACAGGCGGAGGCGGAACATTCCCAACACCAGTGGTTGCAACAGGTTGGTATGTTCAGGCTGCATCGGGTACTACAGCTACAGCAACTAAAGATTCAAGTGACGATCAGACACTTTCCTCTGCTGTTGGAACTTCTTACCTTCTGGACAACGCCAACACGGTTTCATTTGTTGCCGGGCAGTTTTACAAAGGGGAAGTTCTGGTAGATAAAGTTGTTGGAACTTGTCAGATAACAGTCATTAAAAATGATGGAACAAATGTTCAGGCCGCGGCTTTCACTGCAACGATGGGTGTAAACAGATTCTGGTTTAAAGCAGCCTCAACAGCCGTTGGAACAATTAGAATCAATGTCCCCGCATCCGGTTCCATCACCATCCGCACAGCCTCAATCAAGCAAGTAACCTCTCCCCTGAACTGCCTCCGAGCAAGCATAAACACAGGTTCAGGCACAGCAAGCTTGATTCAAAGAGTTGCAGGAGTTGAGACAGTTTTGATTTCTGCTGCTACGACTGTCCCAGCGATGAATAAAAACTACGCTCCGACGGGTTGCTGCACTGACCCGCTTTGGGATTTGGATGTTACTACTGGGTGGGTTCCTAAAAACGCTCAAACTCTTTTAGATTCTGTTATTGGAGGCAGAACTGGAAACTGCTTAAGTATAACAGAAGCAGGGACTGTAACTCCTTACGCAACAAGTGCTACTATTGCTGTGAAACCTGGTGAAACCTGGTCTTTTAGTTCATATGCTAAAAGAGGAACCCAGTCTTCTTATAAACACTGGGTATGGAGTGCACAAGTAGGGGATGTATACAACGGCACAGCGCAAACAGCTCCTGTAGATTGGGGGTCGATGTATACTACAACTTTCACTGTGCCAGCAGGATGCACAAGTTTAATATGTGTTGTGTTCATGAATAGTGCTTCAGGTTCAGGAGAAAATATATTTTTCGACGACGTAACCTTTACCAAAACCTCAACCGATGACCTGACAATCGTTGTAGACAAAGCCGCAGACGGAGCATCTTCTGTCGTGTCCATGTATCACGATGGCGCACAGGTTGGGACTTCACAGACAATAGACAACACCGGAGGTAAAGACGTAATCCTTGCAGGCAAGAACCATTATCTTTCCGGGGACTACGGGTCGAGCTTGCTGAAAAAACGCAGGTTTGGTTTGGGGAGTGAGTTGGTTGTCAATGGCGGGTTTGATGCGGATACAGCTTGGACGAAGGGAGTTGGCTGGAGCATTGCAGATGGCAAGGCTACTTCGGATAATAGTCAGGTTGCAATTTCTCAGTTGCTTACCACCAGTGAAACGACCCTGCCTGCTGGGTATCAGGGAAAAGTCTTTAGGGGTGTTTTTACTGTTTCTGATTTTTCAGGTGTATATGTAAGAATGAATATAGGAGGATACGGGCCAGGAGTATCGGTCACTTCAAATAAAACACAAATAGATTATATGATGTCCATAGTCAGACCAATTCCTAACAGACAAGTAATCATACAAGCCAACGCAGACTTCGCCGGTTCAGTAGACAACGTATCCTGCAAGGAGGTCTTACTCCCATGAAAAATACCTATAGATTTCTAGAATCCGATTGGACAGAAAGAAGCTTTCAAATCCAGGACGAAATCAGGCAGCAAGTAGGCTGGGTGGATTTGTCCGTTGAGCAAACCATAGACGGTTACACAGATGTTTGTTTCTCCTGCCCTGACCCAGAAGAAGGCCAGGACGATAACGTAGAGAAAATGACAACTCTCATGGTTGCAGCAGCAGAAGAAATACCTCTTGAGGAGAAAGAACCACTGATTGATGAAAAGACAGGGTTGGAAATTGTTGACTTGAAAGCAGATCTGGAAGCTGCCTCTTTGGCTACTCTTAAAGCCACAATCCCAACTCGGCTGATGTTGGCTGATAAAGAAATTCCAATGATGTTGAAAGATGGATCAAGCAAAAACTGAAAAGGTTTAAAATGACTAAAATGAAATGCCCTTTTTTAATCTTAGAAACGGGAATGTGCAAGTTTGCTATTGGAGCCTTAACGCTTGGGCCAAAACCAGAGCCGCTTCTGCCAGTGACTAACCCTGTTGGAACTGCGCATGTTAAGTTGGTGGACAGAGAATTGTTCAGGTTTGCTGGAAACAGCACTTGTTGCTGGCTAAGTGTTCCGGTTTTAAATACTTTGGAACAGGTTCTATTTTCAATTTACCGAGACTATCCAGAAACTCATCGGTTCATCTTTGGCAATGCTTGTACTTTAACTGGAAGATGTCCTGAGAATGATTCACACGTAGAACTTCGCTGCCTGGATATTGACTATCCTACCTACTCAGGCAACGGCACTCAATATGGTGGCCGGGAAGAAATCTGGTTTGATGGCGATCAGTATAGCATGGTTCTGGATGAATCAAAGATTAACTGGAAAGCCTTGTGGCAGTTTATTATCCGGCTTTCAAAGCATTGCAAACTTAATGCAAACGGCATGTTCGACCAGCAGGAAAGTCAAATTATTATTCATGAAAAGATGTTTAAGCTAATTGAAAAACACATAGTGTTTAATGACATGGTTTATTTGAACGGTATTGTATCTCAGGATTCCAGCACAGGCCTGAACCACCATACACATCTGCACTTGAAGATAAAACTAAGGAAATAGCGAATGTCTGACTCTCTGATTTTAAGTAAATTAGAACGGATGGAAGAAAAGATGGATAAGATTGAAATCGCTGTACAATTGATTGCAGTACAGGAAGAAAGAATCAACAATCTTGCCGGGCAAGTTAATTCTCTGTGGCTTAAATATGACAATGCTTTTGGCTCGGATGGGGTGATTACAGAAGTTAAAAACTGGCAGGCATCATGCCCCAGAGACGTTATCCGGGAAACACTGACAGTTCAATGGACAGTAATGAAAAACGCCATAAGCCAGCAGTGGATAGTCATTGGTCTTTTATCCTCTGTGATTTGTGGCATGGTACTGAAGCTTTTAGGTGTGTTGCATTAAAGAATTACTTAATAACTAATGTTAGTTTGAAGATAACGATAGGAGAATATTATGGCAAACACAGTAACAAAAGGTAAATGGATTGTTGAGGTGCTTTTTGATGGAGCAACAGCTCTTGATATGGCAGATCATTATCCTGCTGGCTTGTGTATTGAAAGTTTAGAATTCAAACCTGCCGCTGATGCAGCTGCAATTATTGTACGAGAATCCTCTGCAACCGGCCCAAGATTATTTAGTGTTGCTTCTGAATTGGCTACTGATAGTAAGGTTAAGTATTTCAACACTGAACAAAGTAAGAAAGCATTCCTTCTTTATGTCGTTGGGGCGGAAGTTACTGCGTTGTCTCGTTTAATCATAACTCTTAAATAAGGATATTCTTTTGATTCTTTCTTTTGACAAATATGATCCAGAACTGCAAAAGCTTTTACTTAAGTGCCAGAAAAGTACTAAGGTATTTGCTAAGACATTCTTTCCAGAAGAAGTTACGAGTGAGTTTTCTCTTCTGCATGATAAGATGTTTGCAGTAATGGATCATCCAATTAAAAGAAAAAAAGCTCTTGCTGCTCCCCGTGGCTTGGGTAAAACGACGCTTGATAAGATCCGCTGTGTCAAGGCAGTTGTCTTCCGTGAGCATCGTTTTATTACCTACATTTCCAACTCATCTGGTAGTGCTATTGAATCCACAGAGCATATCAAAAGACTTATGATAGAGAATGAGTATCTCAATCGTATCTTTGGCAAAGTTTCTTTTTCTCAGAAAGGCTTTAAAGAAGGTTTCTCTAAAGAATCTTGGGTTGCTTATGGAGATGTTTATGTTCTTCCTCGAGGTGCTGGGCAGCAGATTCGTGGTAAGAACTGGATGGGTCATCGGCCCGGATTATTTATCATCGATGACTTGGAAAACACAGACAATGTCCGCTCTGACGAGCAGAGAGAGAAACTCGCCAATTGGTTTTTCTCAGATCTGATGAAGTCGGAATCTAAATACGGAGAACGTGATGGGATTCATAAAGGACAACGAGCAGAGTTTTTATATATCGACACAATTAAACATCAAGATTCTTTGCTTCAGCTTCTTATTGATTCGTCTGATTGGCTGGATGTGAGTGCTTTTCCAAATCTCTATCCAGACACTCCTGATGGAGTCCTTAGTATTTGCGATCAGAGTTTTAATTCCTATGATCCTAATTATATGACTACTGAAGAAATCAAGCAAGAATATCTTGAGCATACAGAAAAAGGAAAGCAGGACTTGTTCTATATGGAATTTATGAACATTCCTATTTCTCTTAAAGATGCTGTGTTCAAGCCTGAATCATTTAAATACTATGAAGAAGCTGGGGATCATCTGCTTGTCCAAAACCATCCTATGGTCGTTCAAAGGCTAAACAAAATGGGGCATAATCTTTCCGAGACGGAGAAGATTCCTGTTAGAGAATTAATCACCTTGGTTATTGTAGATCCTGCGAGAACGATTAATCTTTCCAGTGCCGAGTCTGCAGTGGTTGTAGTATCCATACATCGCAAGTCTCGTAAGATCTTTGTCCGTGATCCTTGGGGACAGAAGGTCAAGCCAGATGTTTTGTATGATCATATGTTTAATCAATGTCTTTTGTATAATGCCAGATACTTAGCCGTGGAAGTCACCGGCCTGCATGAGTTTATCTCCCAACCAATAAGAAATGAAATCCGAGTGAGAAATATTTCTTCTGAATACGTAGAACTCAACGCAAGGGGAGATAAGGACTTGAGAATTTCCAATGCATTGTCAAACTACTATGCTCAGGGTCAGATTTATCATAATGCAATAAACTCTACTGGTTTGGAAAATCAACTCAAATGGCATCCAAAATCTAAACGAAAAGATTTAATTGACGCCTTGGCTTATATTACAAAATTAATAAATGAATTCTTTCTTTTCTTCGATGCAGAAGAAGATGATTATGACGATGACAATGAGTATGCCGATTTGGATATGGAAGATAAGTTCGAAGATGAATATGACAACGAAGAACTATTACTTGGTGATGGGAGTATAATATGACTGGTGTAATTTTTGGTGCAGTGCAAAGACGCACAGATGTAATAAGTCTTAATAAGAAAGACATTAGTTATTCTTATCCAAAAGGCTTGAATCTCAAACCTGGGTCAGAGTTACATAACTCTCTTCTTAATCTTGTTCTTGAATATGCCACTGCTTCTTCTTGTCATATGAACGCTCGGTTTCCTGCATGGCAAGAATCAGATAAAACTCTAACTGCCTATAAACGAGTTGACGAAGAAGAAGAGAATGTTCTTTATAATGATGATCGCAAACCAGTTTCTATTGTCTATCCACATTCTTATGCAATTCTGGAGACTTTGCTTGCATATATGATGAGTGCGTTCTTTCAGAATCCGATTATCCAATATGAGGGTTTCTCTCCTAATGATGTAGTTGGAGCGATACTGCTGGAAAAAGTAGTAAGTCTTCATTCTAACAAGTTCAAACACATTCTTAATCTCCATACTATGTTTAGAGATGCGTTTGTTTATGGTGCTGGGTATGTCATTCCAGTATGGAAAAAGACCTCTACGTTTGAAGGCAACGCTTTGCTCAACCTTGATCCATATCGTCTTCTTCCTGATCCTAATGTCTCTGCAGATGCTATTCAAGCGGGCGAGTTTTTTGGTTGGGTGAGTGATCACAACTATGTAGCTTTGCTTGAAGAAGAACTCAATGATTCTAAGAACTTGTTTAATGTAAAGTATTTAAAAGACCTTCAATATCAAGGTACAAGTATTTATCAGATTGACAACTCCGGTAGGCATTTTAAATCAGGGGCAGAAAAATATAATTATCTTGGTAGACAACCTTTTACTACAATTGAGATGTATATTAAATTAATTCCTGCTGATCATAATCTCAGTGACTCTGAACGGCCTGAAATATGGTATTTTAAAGTTGCCGCAGATGCTGTGATTTTATCTGCAAGAAAAGCAAACTTTGAGCATAAGCTAATTCCTGCTTGCTCTATTGTTCCAGATTTTGATGGTTACAGCTCTTCTCCCGTTAGTAAGATTGAAATGCTCTCTGGAATGCAGAACTTGCTGGATTGGTTATTAAACTCTCATGTAGCGAATGTGAGAAAAGCAATCAATGATACGTTGATTTATGATCCGAGTTTAATAAACTCTAAGGATTTGAGAAATCCCAAACCAGGTAAGTTAGTTCGTATGAGAAGAAGTGCTTATGGTAGAGGAAAGATCAGTGATGCAATTCAGCAACTTCAAGTCTCCGACATCACCCGAGGCAACGTAGCTGACTCCTCTTGGTTGCTTTCTGCAATGCAGTCTTTATCTGGAACTGATGATTCTTCCATGGGAATACTGCGCTCAGGTGGCCCAGAAAGACTTACTAAGGCAGAGTTTCAAGGAACTGCAGCAGGGAAGATTTCTCGGTTAGAGCGCACAGCTCGAATCATTGGCGTCCAAGGCATTCAAGACATTGGAGAATTCTTTGCCTGGCATACAAAACAAGTAATGAAAGATGAGCAGTTTATTTCCATTGCTGGAGATTGGCAAGATTTACTACTTCAAGAATATGGTCATTCGATTGATAGAGGGAAGCTCGCTGTCTCTCCAAAAGATATTGATATAAACACAAGTGTTCTTGTTCGTGATGGCTCTCTGCCTAATGGGAATTATTCTGAAGTTTGGTTGAGACTGTTTGAAAGTCTTAGTGCTAATCCGGAACTTGCTCAAGAGTTTGATGTAGTGAGAATAT